AAGGTGCGGGTAATTTAGTATATAAAGGTAATATGAATTTAACCGTGACTGGAGACTACAATGTTGATGTTGGTGGTAATTATAATGTAAATGTTGCGGGTAATCATATTATGGGTATTCGTGATAACCATCGTACTTTTGTTTCAAACAATTCAGAATATGTGACTAAAGGAACTAAGTCTACCAAGACCATTGGAAAACACTCAGATATTATGTTATCAGATAATAATCAATTCGTCAAGGGTACGCAAAAAAACTGGGTACAGGGTGAAGTCGAAATGAATTCAGAAAAAGGTATATTAATAACTGGTAAAGAGTCGATTGCAGCTACATCAAAAGCAACAAACATAACTGGTAGTGAAAAGTTATCAGTTCTTGGTACTGCGGGTGATATTGGGGGTAAATCAATTAACTTTACTGGTAAGGTATATCAAGGTAATGCAGGCCCTAAACCATATGCTAGTGATGCAGCTTTCTTTGGTTCATTCTTCGGACAATCAACATCTGCAATGTTTTCTCGATTTGCATGGAAAGCTGAAAAGTCTAAGTTTGCAGAAACTTCGGGTGTCACTGAGTCACAAAATTATGCAGAAAATTTAACGAGTAGTGGTGGAAGTGTACCAACTGGTGGTGCGCCCGAAACTATTAATCAACAACAAGATTTATCTGGGGCGCCTTGGAGTGGTACTTTTGAAGAATGGCCAGTACCAGAAGTAGTGACTGCACTTGCAAATCAAGGTGAATTTGCAATTCGTGATGTAGTAATTGATGAAGGAGATAAGTTAAAAGATATTCTTGACCTAACTAATGATTATAAAGGTATCTTTAACAAACATCCAAGTACTCAAGAAATTCGTTCTGCAATGCGTAGTCAAAGTAATCGAGATACTTTACTTGGACAACTTATGAGTGAAGAAAGAGTTGGAGACAAATCTTTTACTGCAAATCCACCCGCAATTGGTAGAACTGTTGGTAAAGAACCAACATCTAGATTTGGATATATTCCAATAGGTAATGCAATTGAAAATAGAGGAAAGAGGTTTACACCAAAATGATAATATTAGTTGACCCAGTATTTAATCCTAACTTTGCGGGACAAATAAGTTCTGCAACAAAATTAGGGCCTGGAATAACCATTGCGAAGTTTCTTGGTGCATATGGAGATAGAACTCCATTTGATTTTGTGGGTGATGAAGAAACTCGACTGTCTACTGCAAGACAATTATACTTACAAGCAGAAATGATGAGAGTAATTCAAGGTAATATAGAATTATTTAATGATGTTCGATTAATTGTTAGTGAGGGTATTTATCGTGCAGGCCCAACAGAAACTTTATCAGGAGATTGTGAAAAGAAAAACAAAGGACAATTAATTTATTACCAAGTAATCAGTCAAGACGGAACTATTGATTTCGAAACAACATTTGAGATTGCAGAATACTGGAAAGATTACACAACTTACGAAAAACTTATATTAGATTATGATACCTATAATCCAGATGGGTCATTAACTGCACAAATTGGTGTAGAAATGCCTGTCGTTGGAGAAACCTTTGACGCAAACTTTAGTAAGAAAGTAGAAACAGTATATAATAATGTTTTACAAAGTGCAAAAGAATTAGTAGAGATTAAAGAGAAGTAGTATAAATAGAAGCATGGCAAGATACGCATATTCAAGAGAAGACCAAGGGGATTTAAATACTTCCACGGTGAAGTCTGCACGAAATAAAGAACACATTGATATTGATTTGAACTTTACACCAAAAGCGACTTCGGGAGACATATTTAAAAAAACACAACTTAGTGCAGTAAAACAATCAATTAAAAATTTATTAATGACAAATAGATTAGAAAAACCTTTTGTTGCTAATTTTGGTGCAAATATTACTGGTATGTTGTTTGAACTTGCGGACGGAGAAAGTGATTACTTTCTTAAAAAAGATATAGTATCTACTATACAAATATTTGAACCAAGAGTTCAAGTATTAAATTTAGATGTAAAAGTTGACCCAGATTACAATAGATTGGGTGTAAAATTAGAATTTAAAATAAGAAATACTAACGAAGTTGCGGAGTTTTCTACAACTTTAAGGAGACTAAGATAAAATGGCAACTACTATTCAATCTACCGCATTAGATTTTACTGCGATTAAAAATAATTTAAAAACCAGTTTAACACAATCAACTGAGTTTTCTGATTATAATTTCGAAGCATCTGGATTATCAAATATACTTGACGTTCTTGCAACAAATACACATTTTAATGGTTTGATTGCTAACTTCGCATTGAATGAGTCTTATCTCGGAACTGCACAATTGCGTAGTTCACTAGTATCTCTTGCGGAAGGTATTGGATATGTTCCTGATTCAGTTAATGCCTCACAAGGAATTGTTAATTTAACAACAAGTCTTGCGGGTGTATCTGATAGACCAAATAAAATAACCATACCAAGTGGATTTACTTTTAATACTACAGTTGACGGAGTTTCATATACTTTTCAAACTCAAGAAAATATCAGTGCAACAGATGACGGAAACGGGAGTTATGCATTTCAAACTGCAGACGGTAGTGCAAATATTAAAATTTTTGAAGGAACGCAAACAACTAAAACTTTTATAATTACTGGTGAAACAGAAAACTTTGCATATATTATCCCAGATGAAAATATTGACATTGATACTGCAGTAGTGACTAGCTTTGAAACTGTTGCGTCTTCTTCTGGTACAACTTATACTGATTTAAGAAAAGCAACAAGTATTACAGAAAGTTCTAAGATTTACATACTAAAAGAAACACCAAAGGGAGACTTTGAAATTACTTTTGGTAATGGTACAGTCCTTGGAGTATCCCCAGTTGCGGGTAATAAAGTGACTGTAGAATATTTATCATGTAAAGGACAAGAAGCAAATGGAGCAAAAACTTTTACTCCAGAAAATCAAATAACTGTTGGGGGTGTTAATTACACAATAACTTCTACTACAGTATCAAACTCTTTTGGTGGTTCTCCAAAAGAAACTATGGCGTCAATTAGAACAACTGCACCATTTCAATACGCAACACAAAATAGAATGGTCACTGCAGAAGATTATGCAACTCTAGTGCAAAGAAACTTTGGTTCTTTGTTAAAAGATATTTCTTCATTTGGTGGAGAAGATGCACTTGAACCTGAATTTGGTGTAATCTTTTTATCTTTACTATTTAGTGATGCAGTAGAAAATGATGAGACTTCGGGAGAAACAATTAAACAAACAACAAAAGACGGTATTGTTGCACTTGCAAAAGATTTATCAGTTGCATCTTTTGATGTTAAATTTACTGACCCAGTGCAAACATTTATTGAAACAACCGTATTCTTTCAATTCAATCCTAACTTGACCACTCTTTCTGAAAATGCAATCAAAAATCAAGTACAAGATGTTATAACTAATTATTTTAATGCAAACACTGGTAAATTTAAACAATCATTTAGACGAAGTAATTTATTAACAGTGGTTGACGAAGTAAGTCCATCAATTTTATCTTCTCGATGCAGTGTCGGAATGCAACAAAGAATTACTCCAACTCTAACTGCGATATCTGATTATACTTTAAGAATGCCTCAAACGATTGCAAGTCCAGATGATGTAAATAGAATTTTAACATCAACTTCATTTACTTTTCAAAATAAAAACTGTATTATAAGAAACCGTTTAAATTCTAACATTCTTGAAGTTTTTGATACCGTTTCATCTACAACTGTTGTTGATAATGTAGGGTCATATACGAATGATACTATTAGTTTAGTAGGATTACAAATAGATGCAATACCAAGTGGTGAGGGTTTTATAAAAATAACTGCAACACCTGATAACCAATCATTTATCACACCTTTTAGACAAGATGTTATAAAACATGACTTAGGAAGGTCATTAGTATCAGTGGTTGAAGTATCAACAGATGTATTAAATTAAAATGACACATAAATCAGACGATACTCTAAGGGATGATGGTAGAAGAGAAATTGCTCTAACTACTGGTTTGGAAGTAAAGAAAAATCTTCCTGAGTATTTTAAAACTGATTATCCAAAAATAACTTCATTCCTAGAAGAATATTATCACTTTGAAGACAGTGATGTCTCTCCAAGTAGATTGGTTAATGATTTATTTTATAGTCGTGATATTAACCAAGTCGATACTTCTATGTTAAATTACATTGAAGATGAATTATTATTAGGACAGTCTTACTTTGAAGGTTTTGTTGACAAAAGAACTGCTGCTAAATTTTCAAATAATTTGTATCGTTCCAAGGGTACAAAGTTTTCAATTCAACAATTTTTTCGTATGTTCTTTGGTATTGATGTAGAGGTAGTATATACAAAAAAAGATGTTTTTAGAATTGGTACGGAAGGAAGTGAAATAGGTACGGAGTCAGTAAAGTTTTTAACAAATGCAGAATTGTTTCAACAATTTGCAATTAAAATAATTAGTGAACTACCTATTAAAACATGGCAAAGACCATACAAATTATTTGTACATCCAGCAGGAATGTTCATTGGTTCGGAAGTAAGATTAGAAGGAATTGTTGATAATCCAGTTATTGCACCACAAGTTTTAGTAGACTCAGATGTAGGAACAATTGATGTAGTGGGTGCGACTGCATTTAACTTTGATAATGTAGTTCAATTCGCACCAGAAATAACTGGTATTTCAAGAGATAGTGGAGATAGTGACGGAATATTTAAAAGAGTTATTATTGATGATGACTTCTTGGTATCACTACAGAACACTAGTATTGTAGACATACAGAAACAATATGAAACACTAAGAGCTGCAGAACTAAGAACTAGTCCTACTTTTGATGCGGACTCTACTGGTCTTGCGACTAGTGTGAACATAGACTTTAGTAATGCATTTACTTCTGAAACCTTTGACCAAGACAAGTTTGAGTTCTTTAGTTCAGATAGTGATGTTTATTATAGTAAATTAGATAGTGCGGGACATTTAAGTTAATAACTTGTATAAATAGGAGAATAGGAAACAAAAATGGCAAAATCAGTAATCGCAAATGGAACAACCGCAAATGACGGAACGGGTGATACTCTTCGTTCAGCTGCTACTAAAATAAATTCTAACTTCTCAGAAATATACACTATGTTGGGAGGAGACTCAACCGCATTGACTTCAAGAATATCTTTTGGTGACGGTAATGTCACCTTTGAAGGTGCGACTGCAGACTCACATGAGACTACTTTAATTTTTACTGACCCAACTGTAGATAGACAAATAGTATTTCCGAATGCGAGTGGTAATATCTTATTAGACTCAAGTACTAATACACTAACTAATAAAACTCTTACAAGTCCCGTATTGACTACACCACAAATAAATGATACGAGTGCAAACCATCAATATGTGGTTGCAGTATCAGAACTTGCAGCTGATAGAACAGTCACATTACCTTTATTGACTGGTGCAGATGAATTTACTTTCAATGCACATGCACAAACATTAACGAACAAAACTTTAACCACTCCAACAATAAATGCTCCTACTATCACGGGTTTGTCTGGTGGTGGTATTTTAAAAGACTCTGCGGGTAATGAAGTATTAGAATTAACTAAGACTGCGAGTGCAGTTAATCATGTCAACATAACAAACAATGCAACAAATAATAATCCAAAAATAAGTGCAAAAGGAACGGACACTAATGTTGACATAGAGATAGAAGGACAAGGAACTGGGGGTATTTTATTAAATAGTCCTGAAATATTAAAACAAGAAACTGTAAGTGGTAATGGTGCATTATCAGTAGTATTACCATATAGTGAAATAACTAAAGGAACTGCGGGTGCATATACACTTGCAGATGGTGTTGTTGGACAAGTTAAATACATTAGTGTAAGTGGTGCTGGTACTGCAACAATCACTCCCGCAAATTTTGGTGCGGGAACTACTTTAGCATTGCAACAAAATGAAACTGGAACTTTAGTTTTTGACGGAACAAACTGGCAAGTACTTGCAACATATGGAGGCGCAGTAGCGTAATAAAAAATGGCAGCGATTATAACAGACCCACTTAAGAATTTAGTCGTAGACTTACTTAAATTAAACGATAGTGATGCATCAAATAAATACTATGCAGCTATTGGTCGTTCTGAAACATGGAATGACTCGGATGTGTCTCCAACTCCTTTGAGAACAAAAGCAGAAGAGAATGATTTTAGAAACTCTATGCAATCTATGAAATTAATTGGTGATGTGTCACTAGTAATTCCTAGATATAACTGGTCTACTGGTACATTTTATTCTGCATACGATGACACTCAAGTTGGATATCCAACAAATTCTTATTATGTAATAAATACAAACCAACAAGTATACATGGTAATTCGTTCTGCTAAATCTGCAACGGGTACTGCAGTTGCATCTACAGTAGAACCTACTGGGGGAACTACGGGTACACCGTTCTTAACTTCTGATGGATATGTTTGGAAATTCATGTATTCGGTAAGTTCAACAAATGCAAACAAATTTCAGTCTGCAAACTTCTTACCAGTGCAATTTATTGCCTCAACTGACTCAAACTCACCAGTATCGGATGTAGAACAAAAAGCTGTACAAGATGCAGCTATTCATGGACAAGTTATTGGTTATGGTATTGACTCTGCGGGTGCGGGATATAGTTCTGCACCAACCTTAACAATAAGCGGAAATGGTTCAAGTGCAGTTGCAGCTGCAACAATATCTGGTGGACAAGTAGTTAAAGTAGAAGTTGCAGATAGTTCAGATGCAACACTTAAGATTGCAAACTTTGGTAGTGGTTATGATTACGCAAATGTTGAAGTGACTGGTGGGGGAACTCCAAGTAAACCCGCAAAGATTAGACCTATTCTTGCAGCTCAAGGTGGACTCGGTAATGACCCAACAATTGATTTTAAAGCATCTGCAATTATGTTTAATGCAAAACCTTCGGGAATTGAATCATTAGACTTTGTAATCGGACAAGACTTTAGACAAGTAGGATTAATAAAAAATCCACAAGTAGATTCTGCGGGACATGGTGGTAATGGAGTTTCTACTGCATTTACAGCATCAACTGGTCGTGCATTAAAAGCATTAAACTTCTCTACAGTAAATACTGACTTCTCAGAAGACAAAACCATATTAGGTGCAACTTCTGGTGCAAAAGCATTTATTGATAAAGACTCTGGAAACTCAGTATTCTACCATCAAAACGATGCGACTGGTTTTAGGTCTTTCCAAGCAGGTGAAACTGTAAACGAAACGGACGGAATTGGTACGGGTGTATTAGATAGTGCGGGTGCATTTGAAACTGCATTTGAAGTAAACCCACATACGGGTGAACTAATGTATATCGATAATCGTTCTGCGGTGACTCGTTCTGCAGACCAAACAGAAGATATTAAAATTGTAATTCAGGTATAATAAAATGGCAACTAACTTTACTAAAAATAGTTTCGAAACCACATATAAAGATGATTTTCTAGATAGTGATAATTATCATAGAATATTATTTAACTCTGGTCGTGCATTGCAGGCAAGAGAACTTACGCAAATGCAGACTATTATTCAAGAAGAAGTTGCAAGATTTGGTCGTAATGTATTTAAAGATGGTGCAGCTGTAAACCCAGGCGGCCCTACTATAAACAATTCTTTTGAATTTGTCAAGTTAAATACAACAACAAATGCATTACCAACAGATACTTCAACTTTAATTGGATTAGAATTTACGGGTGCAACTTCAAGTATAAAAGCAAGAGTAATAAGAGTCGAAGTTGCAACTGATAGTGACCCCGCAACAATATATGTGCAATACACTGATACTGATACAAGTGGTTTATCAGGTACAACTCCCGTAAGATTTACTGCGGGTGAAAATATTACTTCGGGTGCAACTACCTTAACTGTACAAACAACAAACACTGTTGCAAACCCAGCGACTGGACAAGGTACACTTATAAACAATGCGAGTGGAGACTTCTTCGTAAGAGGACATTTTGTTTTCGCAAAACCACAATCCTTATTAATTTCTAAATATTCTAAATATCCAGATGCAATAATTGGATTTACTGTAAAAGAAGATATCGTCACAACTGCAGATGACACTGCATTGTTTGATAATCAAGGTGCAACTCCAAATACTACATCGCCTGGAGCAGACCGATACAGAATTCAATTAACTCTTGCAAACAAAACTACGGTATCTGCGTCCGATAACTTTGTATTTTATTGTGAAGTAGTTCGAGGTGAAATAATAGAACAAGTCACGGGTGCAGATAATTACAATAAAATCACTGATGTTCTTGCGTTAAGAACAAAAGAAGAGTCTGGTAATTATATTGTAAATCCATTTAGAGTAAACTTTGAGGAGGACTCTGCGGGTGGTAGTACATCTAATTTAATTGCAAATGTTTCAAAAGGGACTGCGTATATTAATGGTTATAGATTTAATACAGAAAAACCAACAAAACTTGTTGTTCCGAAACCAAGAACAACAACTACAATTAATAATGATGTAGTAGGTGTCAACTATGGTTCATTTGTACTCGTACCAAATATACTTGGTAATCTAGGTATTGCATCCTTTGGTTTAGTTAATTTAAGAGACGCAGTTGCACATGGTGGTTCTACAGTTGGAACTGCAAGAGTAAGAGCAATACAAGAAGATGGTGCAAACTATAAAGTTTATTTATTTGATGTTAATATGTCTTCTGGTTCATTCCGTAGTGTTAGGTCTTTAGGTACAAGTACTACAGATTTCGCAGATATAATTTTAGAAAATAACAATGCAATTTTACAAAACTCGGTAGAACAATCATTAGTTTTCCCGACATCTAGACCAAGACCTAAAAACTTAAGTGATATCTCACTTGAAGTACAAAGAATGTTTACGGGTACTGCAAACGGTAGTGGTCAGTTAACACTTACTTTATCTACAACTGGAGAAACTTTTGTAAACACTTCGGACTGGTTAGTCACAACTGACTCTGACGGTCTTACTGACTCTGACGCATCTTTTGGTTCAGTTGGAAGTAATTCATTGACTATATCTAATTTAACTAATAACAAAGCAGTGACAGTTTATGCAAAAGTAAATAAATCTATTGGACAGTCTAGAACAAAAACCTTGACAGAAGAAACACATTCTGGTACAATAGTGACCGAAGGTGGTATATCTTTCTTAAAATTACCAAGAGCAGATATCTTTGAAGTCCTATCAATGAAACAAACTGACTCAGATGGTGCGGATTTATCTGCAAAATTTGAAGTTGATAATGGACAAAGAACAAACTATTATCAAAATGGTAGATTGGTTGTAAGAAAAAATACTTCTGCACCAAGTGGTACAATTTTTACTCGTTATAAGTTTTTCTCACACGGTGCGACTGGAGACTTTTTCTCCGTTAATTCATACACTGGTCAGGTCAATTATGAGGACATACCAGACTTAACAATTAGTTCAAGAAAATCTGTAAATTTAAGAGACGTAATTGACTTTAGAAGTGTTAGAGATAGTGGTGCAGCCACTGGTTCTTTTGGAACTATTCATGAATTACCTTCAAATGGTGATGTTGTGACTACCGATGTAGAATTCTATTTACCAAGGTCAGATAAAATAGTTGCAAATATAGATGGAACATTAAAATTAGAGTCGGGTCAGCCTGGGTTTAGTAGACAATTACCACCTACACCAGAAAATACTTTAAGTCTATTTGAACTAAATTTAAATGGATATGGTATTACGGACTCAGATTTATCTACAAGAGTGATGAAATCAAAAAGATTTCGTATGGAAGACATTGCAAGACTTGAAGAAAGAATAGATGACCTTGAAGAAACAACTGCATTAACTTTCTTAGAACAACAAACAGAAACTTTATTAATTACTGACTCTAGTGGTACTGCAAGAACTAAGACTGGTTTCTTAGTTGATAACTTTAAGGACAGAGCATTCTCTGATAACCAAGACCCAGATTATCGTGCATCAATAAATCCAGCAACAAAAACTTTACATCCACATGTTTCTGTATTAAATGTACCATTAGATTATGACTCTGCAAAATCTTCGAATGTAATATTAAAAGGGGATAATATTTATTTACATTATAGTCATGACTCTGCAATTGCAAATAGACTTGTTTCTGGAACAGAAAATGTTAACCCATTTGCAGTCGTTGTACACGAAGGACAAATCACTCTATCTCCTGAGTCAGACATTTGGGTAAACACAGAATTCGAACCCGCAAATGTGACCAATGTAGAAGTCACAGTTGACCAAGGAGTAATACGAGGACAGAGACCAAGACCTTTTGCATGGAATGGTGTTCAGTTGCCTAATTTTGGAAATACTCTTGGTTTAAATACAACTAACTGGTTTGGTAATTGGGGTTGGAACTGGCTTGGTATTCCTAATGTCACTGGCAATCTTTCAAATGCAACTCTTGTTAGTGATGTTCGACAAGGTAGAAGAAGAACTAGAACTTTCTCGCAAGAGGTAATAACTTCAAGTGAAGTAGTAAATGAAGTAATTGCGGACAGAACAGTATCTTTAACTTTTGTTCCGTTTATGCGACCAAGATTAGTTTTCTATAAAGTAGAAGGATTAAGACCAACAACAAGATATTTCCCATTCTTTGACGGGACTGCATTTGATGACTTTACTCGTGCGGGAACAAGTGAATTCACAAATGTTGCGGGACAAACTTATGTTGGTAATCAATATCAAGGATTAAACGCACATCCGAGTGGAAGTACAAATATTGTCACCGATGCAAATGGAGCAGTGGAAGGTTCTTTCTTAATACCTTCTTCTGATACAAATAGATTTAGAAGTGGTGATAGAGAATTTAAATTATTAGATATTTCAGTTGATAATCAATCATCTGCAACATCTTTTGCAAGTAAAGTATTTACTTCAAGAGGAACAATTGATACTAGACAACAAGATATTGTTAGTACTAGAACAACAACTATTGCAACAAGAACATGGGAACAAGTCACATGGTCTGACCCACTTGCACAAACTTTTATGGTGACTGCACCAAGTGGTATGTTTGTCACTAAAGTACAATGTTATTTTTCAACTAAGGATACTGCAATACCAGTGCAATTACAAATAAGACCAGTTGTAAATGGTGCGCCTAGTTCTGACCATATAGTTCCAGGCTCAAGTGTATTCTTAAATCCTGCTTCGGTTAATACACCTGCTAGTCAAACTCAAGATGCAGTTTTATCTGCACCGAGTACATTTGAATTTACTGAACCAGTATTTTTAAATGCAGATACCGAATATGCAATTGTATTACTTTCAGATTGTACTTCATATAATGCATATGTTGGTGAAACTTACGCATTTGAATTAGGAAGTACTGAAAGAAGAATTAACAGACAACCATCATTGGGAAGTTTATTTAAATCACAGAACGGAACTACATGGGAGCCTGACCAAACTAAAGACCTTGCATTTACTATGTTTAAAGCTGAATTTACTACTGCGGGTGGTTTTGCAACTTTTGAAAATGCACCAGTACCAGACGAATTATTATCTGCAAACCCAATCTTAACAGACTCGGGTAGTACAACTATTACCGTACTTTCACCAGACCATGGATTTAAAGTAGGTGACGAAGTCACAATTAGTGGTTTTGACTCTGCGGGAACTGGAGTTTTAAACGGAATAGACTCTGCGGGTGCAGTGAATAAAGCACACACAATTACTGGAGTAGATGGAAACTCTTATCAGGTAGATATAAATGACTCTGCAACTGCAGCTGGTTATGTTGGTGGTTCTAGAGTTAAATCAACCAGACAAATTTTAATGGATATTGTTGTTCCAACTTTAGATAATATAGTTCCAGAAGATACAACTTTAAGTTTTTCTGGTAAATTTACTACGGGTAATTCACTTGCGGGTAATGAAACAAGATTTTCAAAAGATGCAAGTTTTTCAACGGACTTAGTATTAAATACTGATAATTCTTTTGATGCACCAAGATTACTTGCAACTGCAGCTAATGAAACTGCACAACTAGGTGCGGGTGAAAAATCTACTACTATTCGTGCAAATATGAATACAACTCGTGCAGATGTGTCACCAGTAATCGATACACAAAGAAGTGGACTACTTGCAGTTCATCACAGAATTGATAATCAAGTATCTGGGGGTGCGTCTGCGGGTGTAAGTAATACTCCACTACTATTTGTTGCAGAAACACAACCATTTGGTGGTAGTGCATTGAGTAAACATATAACTAGACCAATTACACTTCTCGAAGATGCGGTTAACTTAAAAATATTATTTGCATGTAGAAAACCTTCTAGTGCAAGTTTTGATGTGTATTTCAGAACTGCAACCGAAGGACAAGATATTACGGAACAAAGTTATGTCCTTGCAAATCTAGAATCTCCAGTTGCAGCTGATAATACTAATTTCAAAGAGTACCGATACATGGCATCATTACAAAATGCAATTGCATCTTTTAACCAATATCAAGTTAAAATTGTAATGAATTCAACTAATTCTTCGAAAGTGCCTGTCTTTAAGGACTTGCGTATTATCGCACTTGCAACATAATGGATGAAAATAGATATATACAAGTTGAAGGTAATCCAAGTCTTGTAAGAGATAGGGAAAGTGGTGCAATTTTAAATTCAGATGTATCTGAAATAAAAAGACAAAAAGAAATAAAAAGAAAAAACTTGTTAAAAGAACAAGAATTAGTAGAACTAAAAGAAGAAGTGTCTGAATTAAAAGACCTTGTTAAACAACTGGTAGAAAAACATGCCTGATAGTAATTACACAGTCACATCAACAACTGATAACTTTAGTCAGTTTGTTAATAATACAAATACTATTAGTAAAAATCTAGGTGCAACGGGTAATTTGACAACTACCATAGACTCTGATTTAGTTGGTGCAATTAATGAGTTAGACTCAGATATTGGTGCTCGTCCACATACTACTTTAACAACAACTGCAAAAACAATTACGGGTGCGCTTAATGAATTGAATGCGGGGGGTGGTTCTTTATCTGGATTAACACCAGACAGTTCTGGAAAACTTGGTGGTTTTAATTCTACCACGGAAAGAAGCACCACGACTAATGCACTTAATACTTTATCTGCAGACATTAGAACATTAGACTCTGATATAGGTTCTTCTCGTGCAAAGACTACATTAACAACTACATCTAAAAATATTGTTGGTAGTATAAATGAACTAGATGCAGAACTTGGGGATTCTGCATTGGACTCTGGACTTACTGGTATGACTATAAGAAGGGCAATAAATGCCCTTGACTCAAACCATGATTCTGCAACAACTCAATTAAGAACAGATATTGCAAACTCGTTTAGATATCAAACAATAAGTGGTGATACTGGAAGCGATACTGTTGATAGTGCAAGTGGTTCACTTGCAATCGTTGGTGATACTTCATTATCAACAACTGTTTCGGGTAATAGAGTTGTTATTGACCATAGTGTCACTGGTGCAACAGATGTCGACAATAGTGGTAAGACTTATGTGCAAGATATTACTATGGATTCTGCGGGACATGTCACTGCAATAGGTAGTACTGCAATTAGTGGTCTTGATAATAATGATATTGCCGCTGGTGCGGCCATCAATGCAGAAAAAATTCATGACGGAACAGTATCGAATACTGAGTTTGGTCACTTAAATGGAGTGACTTCTGCGATACAAACTCAATTTAATGCGATTAGTTTTGACTCTGCGGGGTTGCAAGGACAAATAAATGGCTTAGATACTGCAAAAACAACTTTAACCGCAGTTTTCTCTATGATTTATCCAGTGGGTTCAATTTATATCAATGCGGGCGTTTCTACAAGTCCAGCAACTTTAATGGGTTTTGGAACTTGGGTTCGATATGGAGAAGGTAGAGTATTAGTAAGTCAAGACGGTTCTGATACAGCATTTGATACTTTAGGTGAAACGGGTGGTTCAAAAACACATACACTAACAGTAGGTGAACTGCCGTCACACTCTCATTCCATAGCTACACAAACTTATCCACAAGTTGAATATTATGGTGGTGCAGAAGTAAATATTCTAGCATTTGATGATGTGACTCCAGCACCAGACGGTGTGGATACTACCACTTTTACACAATCAACGGGTTTAGGTCAAGCACACAACAATTTACAACCATATATCGTTGTATATATGTGGAGAAGAACAGCATAGGACATAAATAGAAACATGGGAAGAAGTACATCA